TAATCCTTTGTTGGTGTAAAAGGGTAAACCTGAATTCGTACTATTCTTGAGAAGTTTACATGCGTTCTGTAATGATATTGGTCGTAATTTACCAAAACCACGGATGTTATCAGGATTGATCTCTAAATCTTGGTAGTCCGTGTCTGTCAATTCGAAATATGACAACGTACCCTCTTTCCTGTCTTTCCACGGTTTCGCTAAGGATCTGGGACCCATTTTGCGAGATTGAACATCCTCGATGCTAAGAAGTACATTATTCATTCTATATCTATTAGCCTGGAATACTTTATTCCACTTAGCGAGTAAAGAATCGAAACCGTGTTCACGACAAATAGGAGTCAGAAACGGTTCATTACTACCATGATAAATATTAGTCAAGTTGATGGAAAGCTTCCTCTTAACTTCTTGATCAATATCAAGGCTATCAAGGAAATGATAAGATGGATGGTTTGCATTGTGCTTTGACATGAATAACTCCTTAATAGTCGTAAAATATGATTAATTCGTTTTATCACCATCGTCAAAAGTATTCTTATCCATATTATCCTTTCCAGGAGCGTTTGGTTTAGATTTACCTTTTCCTTTTGGTTTACTATTCCCACGTTTGCCTCTAGGGCGTTTGTTCTTATCGTTATCTCTTCCTTTACCATTCTTAACACCTTCTCCTATTCTATCAAGTGACCAAAGCCACTCAAGTAGTTTATAAGAGGTTTCCCTAATTGTATCAGCGTTAACCGATAAACAAGTTTCGGCACCATGTCTTAAATGTGAAGTAGTAATACTAGCTCCACTATTTAAATAAGTGTCATTACGGGAATAGTTGACGTCAGCGTTACCCAGACTAGGATAAAACCCATTCTGACCATTTAACTGATACCAACTAATTCTGTTGGTGTAAGAAGTCGTTGACCATGTACTCGTTTGTATATTAAATAAACCGGGATAAAAGAATCCCGCCGATGTTATGTATACACCAGTAAGTGCATAAGCCGCACCATCCAAATTATCAGTGTGAGTATTATAGATGATGTTGGTTGAAGTCAAAGTCGTAGACGGCGTATAAGTAACAGATCCTGAAGTGTAAATAGCACTTGCAGCGTTATTGAAAATAGTGTTAAACTGGAGATCATGAACCGGTATTTGCGTAGGGGCTAACAAACCATCATTCACCCAAGACGGACAAGCTCTAGCGATAAGAGCGGATGTATTTTGTACACCCTGCAAAGCTGTGATACATGGCAGTATCTTATTAGTCATTGCTGT